CTGTGAGTCGTTTGCGTTTACTTTGTTTTAGTTTTAACATCTACTCTGATGTGCTGTCCACTCTGGTACTCTTTACCCTGTCGAATCTATTTCAGGCCCATCATAAAGACTTTTCCAAAGGTTGTGCGCTTCAAAATAACTAATCCAAACACATCCCTCGCATCCTTTACCGCAACAAGAATTTGGCTTCTGCGGTTCGGGCGGTAAATCTTTATGGTGGACCTGGCGGGATTCGCACCCGCGTCCAGAATCTGTTTCTCTTTGCTTCATACAGCAATAACTCTATTATAACGCCTTTTGTTTAAGAAGTCAAAAGTTGTTTGTCCTTTTCGTACAAATCTCTGTACTCCAATAATTTGGTTACCCAATTATCTCGTTTTTCGACAAATACTTGAGGTTCATCGTCTTCGACTGCCATAATAATAACTAATTTGCTTACAGGTGTACCTGTTCGTTCTTCATACATAACTGCATATGCAGCACACTGCATAAAATAATTATGAATGTGTTCTTTAGCTTTTCGTCTGCTAGATGTTTTATAATCTATGATTGCTAAGCGACCTTCATATTCGGCAACACAATCTACAGTTCCTGCCAATCTTAAATGGTCAGAATATAATCTTTGTTCTTGAACATGAACATTATTAATTTTATGTAGATATGGGATAATACTTTCAAACAATTCTTTTTGAAATACTGGAATTGTATCTAGCACATTGACATTATTAAGATAATTTTCACAATGCAAGTGCATTTTAGTGCCACGTCTTGCGGCAGCGCTTGAAATTTTATTTGCTTGTTCTTCACCTACTCTTTTACGCCATTCCATTAATCCTTGTTTACCATGCGCTGATAAAACAGTAGTCACCGAAGGATATTTTTTACCTTTCGGTGTTGCGTAAAATCTTACTCCATCTTCTCGAGTAATTTGTTCCAGTTCCTCAAATTCTTTCACCTTAACATGATTATAGATCATTCTTATTCCTGTAATATTTCGACTGCGTGATTGTAGTGTTTAAGTCTATCTTCAAGACCAATAAATCCACCATTGATTTTCTTTGTCATCATTTTAATATCTTGCGCATCAGCAAGCACATTTAAATTATTAGCATTCCAGAACCAGCATGCTGAATTTAACGCATAGTAAGGTTGAACTAAAATATCGGGTTGATCTAACAGAGTGTGGTCTTCAAAAAATGCCTCAGAACATTTTGTGTAATTATGTTTACCTGTCAATTGAATTAGTCCGCGACCTCTAAACTTCCAACCTTCTCCGCTTGCTTCATCCCCGTTACCCATTCTATTTGCATAAACTCTATTAGCAATCTTTTCAGGTTGTCTTGCATATTGTGCTGCAATTTGAGGATTCGGGAAATACTTACCAAATATCTTTTGTAGGCCATCTGCACTATAGTTTAGATTTTCTTGCATAACTGCAAATCCGCCTGATTCATGAGCACATTGTGCAATAAATGCGGATACGCGCGCGATATCGTTAATACCATATTGCGGCAATGTTTCTACCATAGAGTCATACCATTCTTGGTGATTTTTAACTCTTGGCAATAAATGCTGTACTTTTTCTAAATTAAAATCGAAATCAAATCCATCAGACATTTTTATTTTCCTTTATCGTTGATAGCAAATTCTTTCTCGTTTTATTGTGCCATCAGGTTGTTGTGTTTCTCTCCAAGCAGAACATTCCATATTGTTTTCTACAGTTACACTAGGTTGCGACTGTTGAATTATAATTGTATTGGGTTGTTGTGCTCTATTAATACTATACCCAATTACACCTCCTATAATCACAGGAGCAATCCATCCGCTACCTCCCCCACTATAATATGGGGTGTATCTAGACTGCCAATGCATATATTGCGCTGATGCAGTTGCTGAAAATAATAAAGTAATAAGAATTAGAAGTTTTTTCATTTTGGTTTCCTTGGATGAAAAAGAGTCGAATTATTAGCTCGACTCTTTTATTTATATTAATGCACGATGTGTCTACTTTCGTAGTCTAATCTAGCTAAAATATACTCCTTAACAAGTTTTGATCTAACGATATCATCTACACCAAATTCGAAGACCTTAAAAGAGGGCATAAGGTCGGCAATTGCCATGAATTTTTTTAGTCCAGACATATCGGTTTTTCTATACAAATCCGTTTGGCGAAAATCGCCGCAAAATATAATTTTTGACCGCTCTCCTACGCGAGTCATAATTGAATTAAGTTCCATATCTGTCATATTCTGACATTCATCTACAACGATAATAGAATCATCTAGAGTAATGCCTCTGACAAACGACGTAATTAAAAACTTTATCGCACCCTGTTCCGTTAATCTTTGATATGCATCGCTACGACCAAATAAGTCTTCGCAAATGCCAATATACGGTTCAGTATATACTTCTGTTTTTTCTTTTTCATCTCCCGGTAGATGTCCGATTTCTCTGCTAGGAACAGCTGATCGAACGATTATTACTTGTCGATATGGATTTGATTTATCTAATACTTCCTCCAATGCGTGATAGAGTGCTATGAATGTTTTTCCTGTTCCGGCTACTCCATGAAGCAACATGATTTTAGAATTATCATATGCATCAAAGACTCGCCGCTGGTTGTCTGTCAATGGATCAATTGTTTTCATATCATCTATTCGCATTTTTAGTTTGTTGTTAACAACTAAATTTAGCGGTGGATGAGTTGGCTGCAATTGAAGATTATTTTTAGACTTTGCCATGTATACCCTCTTAAGAAAAAGAAAGGACATTAGCCTACCGTGCTATTGCCCCCTCAGGTAAAAAATTGAATTGAAACATTTTATCGTCTACTTAATTTGTCTGCCAAGTTACTCTTATAATTATTAGAGTGTATCTTAGACAAGACTTCTTTAAAACCACCATCAGGTTGAGTGATACCGAGACGAACGGCGTCACCTAGTGCAGGAGCACCTGTGATGATGTTTTCGTGATTTGTTGATTTGCAGGATGGGCATTGTTGTTCTGGACGAACATCATAACGACATAGCACGTCGAATACTGTCTCACAATCGTTGCATTTTAATGTATAACTAGGCATATGTAAACCATTCAGGTATTTGTCGTTTTTTCCAAGATGCTAGATGCTGCTTTGCACCTAGGTAATAATTTATATATGATCTGACGGAATTACCGGACACCTTATATACATCTGGCATTGCCGGAGTGGGTTGTTCGAATTCCCCGCTTAATTCTATATTTTTAGGAGAAACATTTAAATATGGGATTAGGCGCGCGCTTGCGTGAATTCTGCCATATCTATAAGTATATTCATCCATGAGATCGACCCACATCTGAAATAACCAACGATAGTGAGATTCTCGTTTTCTTACCCATACAGCCGAGGGATGATTGATGTGAGTAGTAGCGTAAAGATTGGAATCACGGTTATCGGCAAGTAAGTATATTTTCTTTTTGCGACCAGAAGGACTGTGACCATCGACAAGAACCCCGTCAATAACACGATGAGCAGTTGAGAGTAATTGTGCATATTCAAGAATCATTTTGACGACATGCTTGTCGTTGTGCAATTCAGCACACGTCTTAGTATTGTGGTGTAAATAAAAGATATTCATATATAAAGTATAACATAAATCCTACAAAAGAAAGTTCAAATAGTATAACAGCAATTACAAAAATAGCATCTGCTTTATTATAAAATAAATTACCGTATAAGTCAAAATTTTTCATATGTATGCATCTATGTTACAACCTTTTTGAAGAACTTCATAAAGTTTCTTTTCATGTAGTTTTTCATATTGTCTTATTTTTTCAACTTCAATCTGAAGTCTACGATTAATCAATACTCTTGATTCTTCTTGAATCTTTTTTTGATTTTCAGATTCTAATTTATCGAGATTACGATGATATCTAGTTTGTTCATAGTTACGAACATAATGTTGATTAATTATTTCGGTACTTGATACTTTACTCATTTTATTTTTTTGCTTGAATCTGCCACATCTTTGTCTGCACGCATTTCAATAAATGTAGGCAAGAATAGACGTTCTACACCGTCTCCGCGATCTTTAATGCGTGCATTATATTTAACAGTTACAATTTTTCCAATTGCGGCTGCTTTTGTAAATTCTTCGCGTTGTTCGTCAGAATACCCCGATCCAACATTAACTTGAATTAGCCCGTCAGAAGATTCGCAAACAAGTGCGCCCAAGCGACCTTTGTTTTTGCCTGTGCCTTCTTCCCACCCAACAACTACAAGATCACACTCCAATTCACCTTTGAATTTAATTTGTTCCTTAGAACGTTTATCTTCCCAGATGTTTGTCTTAGATTTGAGAATAGTTCCTTCTTGCCCATCGGCTAAGAACTTCTCAAAGATCTTTTGTGCTTCAAGTTGAGTACTAACTTCTTTGGTCCATACGCAATCAATTAATACGCCCAATGGAGGTTGTGTTGTTTTTAAATTAATTACACGTTTAACTAAAAACTCTAACCTATCAACATAAGGAGTAGTAAATTTGCCAATTTTAAAATTATCATATGGAATAGCATCCCACAATGTTACTCGTACAGAACTTGCTTCTGTCTCGGACATTGTGCCTTTAACGCCTTTGCTCAAGATGCCGTTTCCTGTTTTGCGATCAAGCGGTTTGCCTGCGGCATCTACAACTAATAGCTCGCCATCAAAAACATAATTGGCACCGTAATAAGAAGCCAATTTGAGTAAAGCATCGCTAAATAGCTTACTTGGAATATTAAGTTCTTTACCATTGCGGCTCCTGTATTCTACTGTGCCATTTCGGACGATTGCGTTAAAACGCATGCCATCTAATTTTAACTGACAATATGCCGGGAATTTAATTTTGTCGACAAGCTTTTGGTCGAATCCAGAAGCCAACATAACCGGGTATGTTGAGATAAGCTTGGGCCAGATTTTATTTGCGGTTGCTTCACTGACTCCACAACGAAGGTCTTGCTTGATGATACGCTCAATAACGCTGGCATCTTTTTCATTCACTGACTCCAATACAAAGGTTAGATGTTCAATTGCTGCATTGCCCGTCACATTGCGGGTTGCAAATTCATTAAGGAGTTCTTGCATAGCCCAAGTTAAAGATTGTTTACCTTTAGCTTGTTTGGTGTATGCTGGAATTTTACGAATATAATAACTGATAAGAGGATCTAGCGCAATTCGAAACGCTTCTTTTAGGTCAGCATTATTCTTATTGGTTGTAAGAATAGCTTCTTTGACCAATCGAGAATTGTCG